CTTCGATGCGAGCAGCAACTGTGGTACCTCTGAACTGAATACGGGTCTTGTAGGCAGGCAAAAAAGCAAAAATGTCTGTATTCATCGTGTCTATGTTGGTGCCGTTTTGACCACCAGAAACGACAGAAACAGCATTAGGTGCCACCACCTGATCGTCAACCGACGCCAAGTAATAATCTGCAAGGTCGCTGGCCTGTTCAACCGTGGTTGCATAGGTCTGTATAACAAAGCTGCGGTATGGCGCACTTCCGACACGGTTGCCTTGTTTGACTAGAGGAGGAGCTTCGACAATTACTTCAGTTATGTAGTTGTCAGCAAGTGTGTCAAAATCAAGGACGTTATAAATTGCGTTAGTTGAGTCGTTAAAAACGTCAGAAAATTTAGACAATGTAGTCAAGTTGGTTGCATTAGAAAAAATGAAAATACTGCCTTGACGGTAAACGTCGTCAATTGCGGATCTGGGAGCACCGTCAATTAGACGACCTTGAACAGTATTCATAAAGGTCTGCATCCAATCGGACAAGGGTCCTTCAGTGGCTACTGGGTTCACTGGTTCACTGGTCAAGTTTCCATTCCAGCTAAGACCGTAGTAGTTAGCTACTTCTGTCAATTGGCCGTTAGCCAAGGCCACTGACGGGGTAAACCCGTCGCCCTGTGTTCTACCCCAACGCCCCATTGCACCCTCGGCGTCAATAGTGAGAAGATCTGCTTCGCCGACACCAGCTTGGAATGGCATACCCCAAGTCACTTTGACGTCTCTGATAAACCCAGTCCATGCGGCGGTTACCGTGTTTCCGGGCGAAAAAAATCTAATTCCAACGTCAACAAGAAGAGCTGTGTTAGGTGATGTAAACCCTGTGGGGTAGCGAAAAGTAAAAGAAGCTGTGGACACAGACCAACTGTCGGTCACTTGTTTTCTGCCGACAGTGCAATCCAATGCAACGAGCTCTGGTATTTCAACCCAAGCGGACCCGCTGAAGTATTCAACTTTGTAGTTGCTAAAGAGGCTCATCTTGAGATTTTAATCTGTGCTGGAAGTGAACCATTTTGACGTGAGTACTTCACCAGCGCGTCGACTACAGCCTGCGGATCTGCACCGCTGACGTTAATGGTGACGTTGTTTCCAGATCGGCGAGCATTGGCTTGATTAAGTAAACCCATGTCTCCCGCAATTGCTGATTCGCCAAGTGCTGCACCTGCCACGTCAATTGAGCCGAGGTCGGCGTTGAGAGATGCAACACTCATGCCGCCAGTGCCTGCAAGAAGATCAGCGGCGACCTGTGAACCAGCCACGGGTCCAAGGTTCATGAGCTGTGCAAGACCAGACCTGCCGAGACCAGCTGCGATGAGCTCCTGAAGTTGTCCCCCAAATTTCTTGGCGGCTGCAATCTGTTCGGCGAATGCCTGAGAGTAGGTCTTGCGCTGGGCTTGTGCAGTGTTGACTCCTGCTTCAGCTTTGGCAACGCGCTCGGTGGCGTCTGCCATTTGCTCTTGGGTGTAAACGCCATCCTTCTGAAGTTTGTTTAGTTCTGCATAGGCATCTACCCGCTCTTTAAGCGCATCTTGGTATTTGGTTTCAGAATCAGTGGCGCCAGAGACAGCAGAACCGAGAGACACCCAGCCCCTTACTGCGTCAGCAAGTCCGCTGGCGTATTCACGAAGAGATTGTTTAGCCCCTTCAATTGCTTTCTTAGTGGCTTCAAACAAGTTTTTAGCGGCTTGTCTTGCTTTATCTGATGCGGCCTTGGCTTTTTCGGCGGCAGCAATACCGGCAGCTTCAGCCTGACGCGCCCTATCACCTGCTTCTCGAGCCTTGTCAATCTGGACCTTTAAGTAGCCAGTTTCTTCTGCTGCCTTGTTTGTGGCATTGGCATAATCGCCTTGAGCCTTAGTGGCGTTTCTGACCATAACGGTAAGACCGACAAGTGCAGCAGCTCCAGCTATGGCTGTGGCAATGCCGACACCCGTGGCAATCTGAACGGCGAAACCCGAAATAGCGAGAGCTGTGTTTGCTGCCGTGGTGATGGCGGCGATTGTGTTGTAAACAACCATTGCGGCCTTGGCTGCCAAAAGAGCCGTCGCAAGACCGCCGACCCCAATTGCAAACCCAATGACTAGCGGCGTGTTTTCTCTAACAAAGGTGGCAGCCTTCTGGAGCCCCTTAGCAAACTCAGCAAGGTACGGCACCAGTGCCAAGCCAATTGTTTCTTGAGCGTCGTCAAGGGCAATCTGCATCTTCTTAAGTCCACCGGCTGCGGTGTTTGCAGCTGCGTCAGATGCGCCCCCAAAGTTGCCTTCAAGAATTTTAAGCACTTCAGAAAAGTCAGCGCCATTCTTGATTGCGGTCTTTAACTCTGGGGACAAGGCTGCAAGAGATCGCATGTTGCCTGAGAACCCACGCGAAAGCGCTTCAGAGACAGACCCTAAATCTTGGCCGGTTGCCGCCGATACGTTTAAAGCCGTTTGCAGTAAACGCTGTGCATGGCTGACGTCCTTAGTGGCTGTCACCAAAGTGGACAAGGCCGGACGAAGCTCGTCGTCCGACACGGCCGCGGTGTACTGGAGTTGCGCTACGAAATCCTCATTGGCAGAAATTTGAGCGTCTGTGGCTGTGGTGCTGTTGCGGATTTGAGTTGCCAGTTTTTTCATGGCAAGTTCTTCGTCTGCGGCAGCCTTAGCAGCAGATAGTCCAGCGGCAGCAAGACCGGCTACAGCAGCAGCGGCAGGCAATGCAGCCTTGCGGATTGCGAACGATGCCTTTTCTCCGTTGGTCTTAAGGCTTTCAAATTCTTTAATAGCACTCTTAATGCCTTTGAGGTTGGCGTCTGCGACGATGCTGAGAATGATGCTCATTTAGGGGTCACCTTTAGATTGCGGTTTACGGCGTTGCCAACCTTCTCGACGATGTCAAGCATGCCCTGCTGGATTTCGCCCTCGTGACGTTCAAACGCTGGGTACATAATGCGAGAGGGCTTGCCGTGCTTTTCTGCAAGACGATCACCGAGCACGTTGCGATTGCGACGGCCAGCCATGTCATACACGGTGTTAGCCATGCCCTGCCACTTGACCGAAAAGACCGCAAGGTTGCGGACGATGCCAGCAAACTCCTTGGGCTTCTTGGCGCTGACCGCTTGCTTGACCATGGTCATTGCTGCAGACCCATTCCATGGGAACAACTGGTATCCGCTTTGAGTAACCCACTTGCGACCCATACCAGAAATCGGTGGGTCCTTAGGAATCTCGCTGCGGATGTCAGCCACCAGCGGATTGGTCAGCTGCTTAAAGTCTTTGGTGATTTGTAAACGCAAACGGCGGTCGACGCGGGATAGTTCCGAGAGTGCCTGCTTGAGTCCGTAGACCTCATAGTGCATCTCGACTGTCATTGCTTGCGGCTTTCGTTTAGGACTTTGACAACGGTTGCTAGATCGTTGGTGTCGAAGTCAATGGCTGGGGGCCACCAGCCCGTCGCTACTAGCAGCTCTGCTAGGCGTCGGCGCTGGGTTCCCCTTGGGTAGGGTTTTCGGTTTCCGAGTCGAGCACTTCAACCTTGTCCACCTTCTTGATGAAAGAGTCAAAGGCTGCGTCTACAACCACGTTGGAAACCTTGCAAGCCTCGTAGGCGAGAAAGGCAAGGTCCTCGGCTCCGATGCCGGTGGCCATTTGTGTGATTTTGGACTTGTACTTGCGTTCCCACTGGGTGATTACCCAGAGGTTGGTTACGACGGTGGCTTGCGCGCCGTCTGTGAAGTCCACACGGAGTGTGAGTTTCATTTTGTTTCTCCCTTAGTTGTTAGATCAGGACACGTCGACTGAGTACGATCCACCCTGTATGGTGATGTCGATCGTGCTCAATTCTCCCATCGTCGCATTGATTACTGGCAGTGAAGCCAAGTATGCGCCGGTGAGAGTGAAGCCAGGGTTTGTTGCCGAGTAGGTACCTGGAGTCGTTGGTGCCGATGGCGAGACAATGACATTGAACTGTGTGCCAACAAGGCTGGCAAGAGTTGCGTAAGTCTCTGACGCTGCGTAGCTCATGTAGAGGGTAAGCGTGAGTTCGTTGGCCTCAAGACCGCCGACATAAAAGCGGGCGAGGTCACCAAAAGCGGTTGACTCAAGAGCCTCGACTGTGCGGGTCAGCGTTGCTGCACTGCACTGGTCACGGAGAGACACGGCCCCAATGAGGACGTCTGGGTTGGAAAGGTATGTGGTCGTTGTAGCAGACATGGGGTTTACTCCTCGGTGAGTTCTTGCTTGGGTTCTGTTTTAGCAGATTTTGTGGGTGCTTGTGGGGCTTCAGAGATAAAGCCTGCCTTCAGCAAATAGTCAATCACCTTCTCGGTGATGTACTTGTTGATCTTGAGCTTCTCGCCGACGGTGCCGACGCGATGCGAGTTTACGATGTAATCAGTCATGATGTCTGTGCCTGCATTGCAATAGTGAGGTCGTATGAACCGTA